AATTACTTGACACCTTCTTGGAAAATGTTGACAACTGGACTAAAGCTAAATCTCTACCCACCATAGACCCAAACCCAACTATTGAATATATTCTTAATCTTGACTCTCAACAACTCCGAGGCTTGGCTGGAACCCAGCTTTTAGAACACGCATACGAGCTTTATGCCTATGCAGAATACATTGAAACAATAAATTTTAAAGAAAAAACAATTTTAGAGTGGTCAGAGTCCTCTATTTGGTATATAATAGGGGGAGTAATGGAGAACTATGGTGGAGATTATACAAAGTGGCAAATAAAGTACTATGCTGCGATATCTGAAAATCCACTAGCTTCAGAGATACTTAAAGTAAAGAATCACGCTTCCGCTAGAGTCGGAGCCTTGGAAGGCAAATTTAAAAGAATAAGTAAAATGGCAGAAACATTAACTAATTTAGCGAGAAAGAAAAATGAATTCTAAAGACAGAGAGATTATAGAGGGGTTGACCGCTACCGTATCTAATTTAGCAGCAGCGGTCAACAGGGTTGAAGAAGCCTTTAAACAGGTTGAAGAAGCCTTTAAACAGTTTGGGAAACGGGGCGAGAGTCTGATTCCAACGATTGATAATGAACCAACGATGGATTCCTACAACCCGGTGACAGGAAACGTCTTTCAAGACATGGGATTTAAAGGTAATATAAATTCACTAGGACAATATGCTACACCGAAAGCGATTGCCGAGCGAAACATCGAACCGTCTGGTGTATTTATCCAACTAAAAACGGACGAAGAGGTAGAGAATGTGGATTCCAGTCCAGCCCCTGCCCGCCGTAGCAGCACAGTAGATATGGCACAGTTTACAATGGATAAACCCTCTGAGGTTTTACCACGTCCCGTAAATACTGTAGATCACAGGGAGAACATATTTGTTGACAATGAGTCTTTACATAAAGACCAAATTAACGCTACTCCAGAAGTTTCGTTAAGTTCAAAGGGAAGCAGACCAAAGTTTGAACGGATAACCCAAAACTGTACCCGCTGTAACAAGGCTGTAAAAACGCATCCTCAACACGCAAGAGAATTATTTACTTGCGATAATTGTCTAAGAAGGTAGATTTATGAAAGATGTAGCAGCAACGAGCGGTGTTGGCGGCATTATGTCAATATGGTCTTGACGCATATTTACAGGTTGACTTTCTTAAAGCTGATAGTTTTACTGATGATATGAACAAGTTGATATTTGACTGTATTTATAAAACCGTCTCTCAAAACGTCACGGTCGAACTTAGTTCAATACTTTCTGTTGCGAACGATCTTGGTGTCGCAGAGCAAATGAATTCTAGAGAAGAAATAGGATTTATTAGATCGCTGTTTAATTTCCCTATAGCTCAAGAAAATATTTCTCTATACGGATCAAAAGTAGCAAAGCTAAAACTAGCAAGAGACCTAGCAAAAACTCTAGAGGTCTGCCAGAAGGAACTGTCCGAAGTTTCTGGTGATGAAGACGTTATGGATATTGTAGCTAGGATCGAAGAGCCTTTGCTGGATGCCACTGGAGATATTTATAAGTCGTCTAGCAAAAAAACCGAGCTTATTGGTGAGGGCTTAGATGATTATCTAGATTATCTAAAAAACAATGTTAGTGATTTTGTTGGTATACCTACAGGATTTCCCGCTTTTGACACAGCTATCGGTGGTGGACTAAGACGAAAGTGCGTTGACCTCATCGGAGCTAGACCAAAGGTTGGCAAGTCTATGCTCGGAGATGCCGTGGCTGTACACATCGCTGACAGTTACAACATTCCCGTATTGGTTCTGGATACCGAAATGGGTAAAGACGATCATTACAATCGTATGTTGGCAGATTTAGCGGGAGTTAAGATCAATCAAATCGCCACTGGAAAGTTTTCACTAAGTGCTATTGAAACGGAAAAGGTGGAACAGGCGGCTGAAAAGTTAAAAGCTATGCCTTGCCACTATATTAGTATTGCTGGAGAGAGTTTTGAAAATATCATAAGTCAAATGCGTAAGTGGATTTATACTCATGTAGGCTTTGATGATAATGGGAAAACAAACGACTGTGTTATAGTCTACGACTATCTAAAATTGATGGGTTCAGACAGCATCGACTCTTCTATGCAGGAATACCAAGTACTGGGTTTTCAAATCACGGCATTGCACAACTTTATGGTGAAGTATGATTGTGCATGTTTGGCCTTTGTTCAGCTTAACAGAGACGGTGTTACCAAAGAGTCTACAGATGTTGTTTCGGGGTCTGATAGACTTATCTGGTTGTGTACCAGTTTCTCTATCTTTAAATTGAAAAGCGATGATGAAAAGGCTGATGACGGTAAAGAGAATGGAGATCGTAAGCTAGTTCCCGTTGTCGCTAGACATGGACAAGGATTGGATGATGGGGACTATATTAGCGTAAGAATGTTTGGAGAGTTTGGTAGAATTGAATCGGGGTTAACTAGGAATGAAATTAATGAACAAGAAAAATCCAAAACCGAAGGATTCGAAACAGACGACATTGGAACAGGGGACGATCTCGTCTCTATGTGAAGCGACTTTCAATAGACTGGAAAGCTTATTGGATTATTTTGACATCGAATATTTAACTTTTGAAAACAGGTACGCCTTCCCTTGTCCTGTCCACGGCGGGGATAGTCCAGAGGGATGTTGTGTTTTTACAGATGGAAATTCTCAAAAGGGTAATTGGAAGTGTTGGACTGGTCATTGTGAAGAAGAGTTTGTAAGCAATTTGTTTGGATTCGTTAGAGGTTGTTTAACAGCGAAAAGAAATAAGCAGGTTTCTATGAATGACACCTCTGAATTTCTTTGTAATTTTTTAAACACTGACCTTACAGCGTTAGAAATAGTTCCCTCTAAACAAATCAAAGTTTTGGATGTGTTCACTAGGTCTATCACTAGAGTTCCGGGTCTTATCAACAGGACGGAGATTAGGAAAAAGTTGCAAATTCCTGCGAATTATTACATAGGTCGCGGATACGGAAAGTCAGTGTTAGAGGATTTTGATGTTGGGGAGTGTACAGGAAACAACCAGCCTATGTCTGGAAGGGTTGTGGTTCCCTTGTATGACGAAGAGAACAATTATGTAGGGTGTGTTGGCAGGGCTATAAAAGAACACCTTCAGCCCAAGTGGTTGCACAGCAAGGGGTTTACCAAGAACATCCTCTACGGCCTGAATCTCGCTAAAGAAAGAATTCTAGAAACTGGAACCGTTGTCTTAGTCGAAGGACAAGGAGACGTTTGGAGAGCGTTCGAGGCGGGGTTAGACATGACTGTTGGAATATTTGGAACAAGTCTTGGTGAAGACCAACTTTTGCTTCTGGAAAGTTCTGGAGCTTTGAATGTTGTGATTTTAACTGACTACGATGAGGCAGGCGTAAAAGCTGTGGATGGCATAGTTAAAAAATGCGGAAGAAGGTTTAACTTAATAAGACCTGACTTAACTCCTTGGTTTGAGGAAAGAGACGTTCCCGAAAAACAAAGAGACTTAGGGATGATGAGCGTAGAAGATATTAAAAGCGAAATTTACCCATATATAAAAGGAATAAACTAATGGAAACAAGAATTATTGGATTTGCCGGAGCTAAACAATCTGGAAAATCCACCTGCTCTAATTTCATTCATGGTTATGAATTATCTGGCAGGGATGTTATAGATAATTTTCTATTAACTGATACTGGTAGGCTTATTGTTAAAACAGATATTATCGAAGATGGCAAGGAATCTAAGTCGGAAACCTTTCTAGATACTTCAAGAAAGGACGAGCAGTTCGTGGAGTGGGCTATGTTTAACATGTGGCCTTACGTAAAGAAGTACTCTTTTGCCGATACCTTGAAAGAGATTGCCATTACTTTGTTTGGACTTTCTTACGAGCAGGTTTATGGTGACGACTCTTACAAAAACCAAAGAATTCCGCATCTTAAATGGGAAAATATGCCGGGGGTAATGACTCCAACTGAATGGTCAACGAGGCAAGGAGGCGTTATTGTTTTGACAGATTCCGGGGGCGAGGCGAAGGTAAAACTCGCCTCAGAAGATTTTGGTATTCAACTGAATGAAGGCCCAATGACTGCCCGCGAGTTTCTGCAATATCTTGGCACGGATATTATGCGTAAAATACATGACCCTATTTGGGTTAATCGGCTGATTAAAGATATTAAGTTAGAAGAACCCACTATAGCTGTAGTAGATGACGTTAGGTTTTTGAATGAGATAGAAGCTATACAAGACGCTGGAGGAATCGTTATAGGGTTGAACAGGTGTCCATTTGAATCTGTTCACTCAAGTGAGCAAGTTGTTAAAGATCATTGGAATAAGTTTGATTATGTTATCGACAATCAAGAACTCGGCATCCAAGACACTTGCGTTGAAGTTATCAAAATTTTAGAACAAGCTGGATGGGTATCTGAGAAATCAGCACAACCGGAAACAAAAACATCTGCAATTCATACAATCAAGGCAAAGGAATAAAATGATAGTTACATACATTAGAAGTTCGAGCTACAATAACTATGATTATTGTCAAATGCAATACTTCATCACTTATGTCTTAGGACACAGAAG